TCACTCATTCTTTTCACTCATCAGGGGCATTGTTTGCTGCAACGCGCTGACGTTCTCCCACACTTTCCAGCCTTCAGGGTGTACATATTCGGCTTTCCCATTCTGGCTGCCGGAAATCTGCGACAGGATAGCCATGCCTTGCGGCTCGACTACCGCCTGATGGAAGAAATCGGCCAGTTTTTGCGGCGTCAGCAGTTTAATCTGGGCCACGATTTTATCACGCGAATCGAAGCGCATATTGCCGCGATCGAAATCTTTACTTAACTTCGATGCTTCTTCGCCGAGCGTTTGCGGTGCCTGCAGCATCTGGGTAATTACCGCCTGCTGGATTTGCGCAAACTCTTCTGGCTTCATCGCCCGCAATTTTGCCTCTGCGGTTGGGAAAAACGCCTTGTAACGCTCCCACAAGAATGAAGGCTGTTTATCATTGCTTTGCAAAAGGAAGCCCATGCCCCACTGACGCCCCACGCTCATTGGGAATGCAAACACGGCATAGCCCAACTGTTCTTCGGTACGCAACTGATTGTAGAACCACGGCTGTACGATCTGCCCCAACAGTGAGCTATAGGCTGAGCTGGTGTATTCATCGTAGCCAGTCGGTACAAATACCGCTGCCAGTGCGGAGTCGGTGCTGTTACCGGCTTTTTCAAAGATGACGGATTGTTTTTTATCGACCACGACATCTTTGTTACGACACCACTCTGAACCATCAGCGCCCAACTGTTTTTGCACATCGCGTGCCAGCGTTGTTGCCTGGGCTTCGGTCATGTTGCCAATAACCATAAACTCTGGTCGAGCCCCTGATTTTAAGGCGTCGCGATAGGCCAGCACCTCTTTCAACGTAATGGAGGGCAAAATTTTGCGCCGTTCATCTCGCGAGAAGTACGGCACTTGCGAGAGCATCTGCGCGGGCATAATCGCCTGCTCGAACGCTTTGCCCTTTTCTGCGGAATCCATCATCTGGTTATACCAGGACTTTGCCTGCTCAAGCTGATCTTCCGTGGCGGTATAGCTAAAGTAGCCCTCCAGCAATGCCTGGAACAGCTGCGGCAGACGCTGGGTGTAACCATTAGCATTAACCATAAGGCCGTTGTTAGCGTTGGTGGAAAAACTTATGCCACCAACCGACGCCTGGTTGCTTAACTGATCAAGCGCCAGCCCTGCGAGATAATCATTGAGCGCAAACATCACCTGATTGCGGGCGCTGTCCATGGCTTTCGGATTACGCAAAATCAGGCTGACATCAGCTTTGGGTTCGCTGGAAAAATAACGGCTTGGCGCATACACCACACGCAGATTCGACTCATCAACAATCAGCTCTGGATGGTCATATTTCTTCTCTGACTTAATCAGCGAGAAATCGTCAGGAATATAGGGGTTAAGCTCTGGCAAAGAGAGCGCAATGTCGGCGGCTTTTTTCTGCCAGTCGGCGAAAGTTTGTGCGCTGATTTTATCGACCTGATACGGCGCATCGACAAAATAAGCCGTTTTATTGTGCGGCTCTTTCGGGCTGATATACCAGATACGCGCATTCTGCGGCGTCATCTGATCAGACATGAGATAAATGAAGGGGGATCCGTGAGATAAATAACGAATTGGAGTGGGTTAACATGGGTTCTGGTGAACAGAACTGAAATTCTTTTCCGCTATACGATAGATAAGTCGGGCATTGAAATCATCCTTCCTGGCAACTTAGAATCGAGTTTGCTGAAACATGACCCGTAACAAAAAGGATGATTCCAATGACTACTCAAAACAATAAGCATGACAGCCTGGATTACTCAGAAAAGCCCAAAAGCAAGCACATTGTGACGTTCGAGCGCGATTCCGGTAGAAAAGGAGAATCGTCTTCCTCTGCCAATAAAACCACTATGCCGGCAGCTCCTGCTCCAGGGAAAAAATAAACATCATTCATCGTTCGTTGCACGAACGCGCCTGATCTCCACTCTGGCAATCTGATCTGCTGGAATATAGGTTGCCAGAGCTCCCCAGTACTTATCAACCACGCCTTTATACTCTTCCCATTCGTTACTTCCTGAAGGGCTGCTGTGCGTGACGTAAAGAACCATATCGCCTTTATTTCCCAGGGTAAACGGACCGTTAGGCCACTCTTCAAAGTTCCCTGGCAGCCGTGACATCATACCGGAACCATCGCGAAGAATCACTCTGACCTCGGTGACGCTGAAGCCTGTTTGATCAAACATTGCCTGCCATGCTGAGCTGGTATCGTCAGACCATGAAATATCATTATTCCACAGTAATCTGTACATCCATTTGCGACCGTACCTGCGCCACCACGCACCGCATGTAACGGCACACAGAAGTGCTGGGGGTGTTGCCAGCCAGGCATTCAGACCTGCCCACATAACAGCCTGGTAAGCCATCATTGCTGTCAGGCCAAAAATCAGCGAAGAAAAAGTCACCTCAATGGGTTTGTGGTGATCCTTCAGCCCCACATTCGCAATAAAATACCCAATATAGCCACTGGTCAGGGTCACCAGTGTTGCCCATGGCAGATTTAATAACGAAACGTCAAACATATTTTCTCCCTGCATCCTGAATATTACATAGAGAGCATAAAAAAAGCACGGTAAAGGGTCTACCGTGCTCTTATACAATAAGGAGATTTTTGAAAGGACTTTAACAAGCAGGAATTATCTGGATTTGTTAACGTCTTTCGTCTCCTCTGGCAGATCTTCATCAAACAACCTGCCCTGCATCCGATCCAGTTCTTCTTTTCTGACCCGCTTAACCACGCTGTAGACCCACTGAAGCGAAACACCAAACTTGCGGGCCAGTTCGTGGTGGTTGCGTCCGTTAAACTCCCTGAAGATTTCCCGGTCGCGCTGACTGACCTTCCATACCATGCCCATCGGGAAATAAACGTTTTGCCCGCCCCAGACCTGCATCATTCGGTTCGCGACGGCCTGACCAATCTGGTCGGCAATTGCGGGCTCAATATCAATAATCTCGCGAACGGTCTCAGAGGTATGCTGTGCCAGCTCCACCAGGAGTTCCGGCCCTTTACTTCGAAACTGATTCAGGTCGCTCATGTTTTACTCCCGCAGCTCTGTGCTGCCACTTCTTCAGTTTCTCAATAACACTGCTTGCCTGTTCAGTACTGAGCCAGCGCAGGGCGCTGATGCCCGTTTCCCGCTTGATCCACCGCGCTAATGCATTTTCTGAACGGTCACGAACAATGCCGGCAGCAGCCATTTCAAGCCATAGCGCACGGATTTTCCTGGACTGCGGATGGTTATCCAGCGGTAAACCGGAGCTGGCTTTTCCGGCAGGCTTAACGCGAAAGCCTTTCCTTTTCATGGATTCCAGCACGCAGTTTAGTTGTGTGGTATCCATTCCTTTGGTTGAGGCTTTACCGGTCAGCCCCTGTAACATCTGGCGGTAGGTGTCTTCATCCATACCCAGTTCATTACGGGCAATATGAATGAGCTGGATAAGATGTTGTTTAGTCATCATCGTTGCTCCTTTTACTTGCGCCACCGATATAATCGACATATAAAGGAAGCGCCACAGGCCAGCACAGGAACATCACCGACCAGCTAATCCAGTAGCTGGCACCACTGTAACGTGAATAAAACCCTGAACGGCGGTGCAGTTCAGCAGTACACCAACCGACAAAACAATACCAGAACAGGGCACATACAACAGATTCAGCAGTCATTCTGAATATCCCCCCAACTGATATGAATATTACGGGCAGCAATGACAGGGTCATTATTCCACCATGCACCTGACATGTATTTTTCAACCTGTTCGCGTCCGGCAATAACACCAATTGTGATCCCCGGCCTGACGTTCTTAAAAAAGGCGCGGGCAAAAAGATATCTGGCAGATATTCGGCAGGCTTTTAATTTCCGGCTGTTACCTGATAACGTCATCATCTGGCCTCCAGTTTCTGCTGTTCCCGCCCACTGACCGGTCGGTGCAGTCTGACGTTCTGCCCTTCTCGAAACCCCGCATAGCGTGAGGCGTCGCCATTGCGGCTTCTTCCCGGTTTACGCGCCCTGGTGGTTTGCGTCTGCGGGTATTTATGTTCCAGCCACTGCTGCATCAGTTCACGTTCGTCATCGGTCAGGGCGAAGGACTGTATTTCACTGATAACGGCCAGCACCCAGCCTTCAGCAAACTGGTCACCACGGCTGGTACGGGTGGCGGTTTTTATTCTTTTGTTCTGTGCACTGATATACTGCTGACGCGCCTTTTTCAGCTGACGGGCCAGCACTTCCCAGGTGTATGCAGCCAGTGCAGCCCGTTCCCGGTTGCCGTAGAACCCCACACCCGGATATGTGCCGGGGTGAATGATGGAGTTAACACCAAATGCCTCGCGGATGATGTTCATCAGGCCCAGCATGTAGCGCGGCGGACGGAGGCTGCCTGTCGGCCAGTAGTGACTGATGGTTTCATCAATATCACTCATGGCGATGTCGGAATGTGTGATGCCGTGAACATCCATCAGTTTACGTGCACGGCGCAGTGCCAGAGCGGCCTCGTGCGGGTTGCCGGATGCGGCCAGCGCCAGCAACTTTTTCAGTTTCTCAATGTGTTTATTCTGGTCTGTCATTGTTCAGTATCTCCGGTATTTTTCTGCCGTTTCCATGCCCGGACAGCGTCGGACAGCTCTTTCAGGCTGTATGCTGCTTTAAGCTTTTCCCAGAACCACTGTGTTGTTATGTGCATCAGCAGGGCAGCCAGGGCTGCCCCCGCACTGAGGCATGTCGCCAGGCCAGTAAGAATCAGTGTCCATGCGGTGATTTCCCTGAGTATGTCAGCCATTGAATGCCTCCCGGTTACTCGTTCGTGTAAATCACGCCCAGTCGTGCAGCCAGACGTTCCAGTTTTTTCTGTTTGTGGAAGTCAATCAGCCGGTCCATCCCCTGAAGGCGCAACTGCTCTGTCATGATTTCCACGTCTGCCAGCTCTGCCGCGAGATCACTTTCGCTGCCCTGTCCGTTCAGGTTGCGGGCAGCACTGGCCGCCAGTTCAGCGGCCTCTTCTGTCAGTTTCATGGCCTGTGCGTCCGGCCCGAAACGCTGCAGGGCCAGATGGTAGAGGGCGGTGCGGGTGAGTATGGTGTTCCGTGTCATGCTGCGACCTCAGTGCTTCCGGCTAACGGTGATGTGCAGGCCGCCTTCTGCAGTGGTTTCCATCCGGTACGGCACATCGTGCTCTGCCGTGTGGGTGAGTGTGTTCACCAGTACCTGCAGGGCAGCCGCCTTTCCGTTGGTCGCCACAATAGCCTGCGCGGCCATGCTGATTAATTTGGTTAATACCAGCCGGATATGCCTGGGGTTTTCACAACCACATTCACTGATGTACTCCGCGACAATTTCGCGGGTCCGTTTTTCTGCGTCCTGTGGGGTAATCATTGCGCTTCCTCCCTGTCGGGGCGGGAGAATTCCATGACGGGCAAATCTGCCGAAAAATGCTGGCTGCAGTACGGACAGACCAGGGTGACACGTACTGCAGGTACGTGGTACTTACCGGACATCACGGCGATGGCGCTGTGAAAACGCAGGGCTGTTATATCCCTCTCGCACTGAATACATTTAAATATCATAATTTAATTCTCCTCTGTTTCCGGCGTGCAGAAGCCCACGGCGCTGACGCCGGAATAAAAAAGAAAATGTTTTTATTAAATAATTAACGTGGTGTGTTTACTGCACATCCTGCTCAAAAGGAATTATTGAAAAATCCTCAATATCACTTTTTATGGTAATACCGGGAATATTTTTCACGGCGTCCTTTTCATTCAGGATAGCGTCTTTATTTATTTCCTCCTTTACACGGATAAAGCGCTCAAGCCCCAGACGTCTCAGTAATTCAATAACATTATCCGCCCCACGGATACTGACTGATGGCGGACGGTTTCGCCACTGCACCTCGCCGGTGGTGAGGTTAGCGAACTTCACCTTCCCGTTGCCGGTCAGTTCATCACGGTGTGCCTCACACCATGTCTGGATACCGGACTGCAGTTCGGCCATGCGTTTTTTCAGGCTCTCGGTGAGCGGGGCATAACGTGCGGTGATATCGCCAATGGCGTCATTCATTTCTGTTTCAGCCCTGACCAGTTCACGTTGTGCGTCACCGAGCAGTCTGATGCCCTCAATGACCTCTTCGCGTGTCCCTGGTACCCAGAGTGCCGCTGCGGCCTTGATACGTTTTGCCCCTTTTGTACTTTTTGCCATTTTTTATGATTTCTCCGGTTGTGCTGATTACCACAAAGATTCCGGCCACACGACGCGACAGCCGTGCAGTTCGAAAACGCCCTGACGGAAATATCCCCTGTGGTCATGTCCGGTATACAGATAACAGGCCTTTCCCTGCTCAAGCATGCGCATGCAATGCGCACTCCGGGAAACGCGGATGACAGGTTTGTTACCCCTGATGGTGATGCTTTGTACATCCGTGTTCGTCGCCTTAAGCGCCATAATGGCTGACTGCACTTTGCTGATTTGCTGGTTGATACCTGTGGTGGATTTCATTATTAAACCCCTTTGACAACGTCAGCGTTGACCTGTGGAACCCCGATTTCAGCTGCCAGATTCATGGCGGCTATTACCAGGTTACTGACGGCCAGCGGATACAGCAGGCTGACCATATTTTTACGGTGACTTCCCGGATTGCTCAGGCGGGCACGTATGGCATCCACTGCGCTGGCGTCCATAATGTCCGTCAGCTGTTTACCGGCCCGTTGCAGTTTGAACGTCAGAAATTCTTCAAGGTTATTGTCCAGAGGCAGAAGTTCGACCACCTCACAGCGCTGAACGACTTCACGGACTTCCATATTGCGTTCAGACAGTTTTGTCGCCAGTTCCGGCTGGCCAATCAGCACGATGGACAGCAGTTTTTTGAAACCGGACTCCAGCTCAAAAAAGCGTTTGAGGTGTTTCAGTGTCGGAATGGGCAGACTGTGGGCCTCCTCAATCACCAGAACGTGGCTGAACCCCGCCTGGCTGCTGTCTTTCAGGACGCGATGCAACTGGCGAAAGCGGGCGTCCTGACTGCGTCTGATGCTTTCCAGTGGTGCGATGGTACTGATAATGGCTTCGGCAATAGCTGCTGCCTTCAGGGTTTTCCCTTTCACATCGTTATCTTCCATAGCGATGATGTATGGCTCAATAACAATTACTGGCGCATTCTCGCGGTTAATACGTTCAGTCAGGTCGCGGCGCAGCGTGGATTTACCCGCACCGGACTCACCGATGACGGCCATAAACCCACCATGACGGGCTGTCTGGTACAACGCCTCACGCACGTAGCGAATGTCTGGTGTGGTGAACACATCATCAGAACCCTGCATGGCTTCGTCGGCGAACGGGTCACGAAAAAGACCAAACGCTTTTTTGGTTGCTGGAAATAACACCTGTTTTTTGAGTAACATATTCTCTTCCTCACTGAGGCTCGTTTTATCTGTGGTACCCGCTGTACGGGGCGTGGCCGCGCCCTGTACAGCATCAAAACTCTTCGCTGTATCAATTCCCTGACTTTCCAGCCAGGACGCAAGACGCCGGCGCACTTCTCCGGGGCTGGTGCGGGGCCACGCGTTATGATTCACAATCTGGGCCAGCGTGGCCTCAGAAACATCGACAGCTCTCGCCACCACCGCCTGTGGAATACGGGCCTCTTTCAGTTGCTGCTTCAGTACCAGCATGTTTCCCTCCTCAGTTGCCGTTAACAATGCTGATAACGCTGCTGCGGGCCGGCGTGGTCAGCGTGGCCACTACTTCATCCAGTGCGGCTTCCGGTACGCCGTCCGGGTACTGTGCCGTTAACTGGCGGTAATGTTCCGGCGTCCAGGTAAGGCCGTCGGCGCTGAACTTATCGCGCAGGGCTTTCGCGGCCTCCACATGAGTCATGGGACGTTGTTCAGTGCGCGGTCTGCGTACATCAGAGACCTGACCGCGCTTCGGTATACAGGCCGGAAGTGTGGCGTCATCAATATGTTTATACGGGTCAAGCCGCCCGCCGAACGGCAGCGCCTTCGCCTTGCGTGCGGCAGCTGCATCTGCGGCGTTGTCTGTACCGGTGACCAGCGCTTCGGTTTCTTTTGCCGCCGTCTGTGCCGGTGTTTCCGGCAGGGCTTTGTAACTTTCGCCAAATACCGCCGCGCCTTCAGCAAAGCCAAACTCGTTCTTTCTGACCTCTTCGACCAGGAAGAACGTCTCGTGGCCGTCCTCACCGGTCAGAACCACCTGTGCCACATCGCTGCGCCACGGGTTACGGGTAATCATCAGTTTTTCACCAACCAGTACGCCCGGTACCGTTGATACGTCAAATTCAGTGCCCCGGAACGAGACACGAAGTTTTGGCGTGACTTTGCGGAGTTCTGGTGTCGCCACAGCCAGTTCACGGCATACCTCAACGGAAGGCGCTTTTTTCAGCTGCTCAGCAGTAATCTTCAGCCAGATATCCGTGCGGGTTTTACCGTGGCGGCTGTGAACAGCTGTTGCGTTAAAGTGGCTGCGCCATTTCGCGGCCAGCGCGTTGAGTTCTTCCAGACTGTGAACCGGCCGGAATTTCAGACCCGGCTCCAGCTTGCGTTCGATAATGTCACGCGCCTTTTCCACCTGTCCGGTGGCGCGGGCGTTATGCGGCTTGTGCGCTATCAGGTCGATGCCCAGTGAGCGGCACATGTTTTTCGTCATACCCGCGGTGTTTGCCGAGCCGGGGTCGAGATAGAGTATTTTCGGCACGCCGTGCAGCACGTCTGCGCCGCCACGCTCCTGCATGGCGTTGATAAGCACAGAACACAGGTTCTCACCTGATTCCGCGCCCGTCACATACTCAACGTAAATCCAGCCGCTGGCATGGTCGGTAATCTCGTAACTCCACACGCGGTCACTGGCGATACGGGCAAGGTTAGCGGGCTTGTTCTTGTAGAACTTCGCGCTGTCCATCACCTGCAGCCCTTTATGTCCATTGCTCAGGTAGTAAAGCGTGCAGAGTGAGGCGTCAATCTGCCAGACATGATTGGGATGCAGACTGGCCACTTCGGTATGCGGCGCAGGGGCATCCAGTTGTTCCGGGTGCAGGCCATAGTTACGCAGGGCACGACTGATGGCATCTTCGGACAACGGGAAAAACTCACCGGTGGTTTCATCTGTTCTGCCTGCGGAGATAAAGCCGTTAGCCCGCAGGGTTTCCACTGCATCCGCGATGGAATAGAGACGCTTACCGTTCTTGCGGGTGGCCTCACGTAGTGTGGCAGATATCAGCGCGGCTTCGTCGCGGGTCAGGGCGCTGCGCCCGGCATCGGCGCGTTTTTTGCGTTTATCAGTCACAGATACCTCCTTCAGCCTGCGCAGCAGAGTGGCGCGGGACATGCCAAGTTCAGCACAGGCAGCGTCGTATATTGCACCGCGTTTACCATGCCCCGCGTCACGTGCCGCGCGGGCGACATAAACCAGTCGTTCAGTCAGGGCAGCATTCATTGGTTATGCCTCCAGCCCGTTAATCTGTGGCGTCGGCTCAGTCAGCCATGAAGGCGCGACATCGCCTGTTGGCTCGTCCGGCAGGTCAAATGTGGAGCGCAGGCTACGCGCTGTGCTTTCCAGTTGACAGACCAGGCCTGCCATGAAGTCTCTGGGGGTATCAATCATGTTTTCAGCACAATATGCGCACAGTGTCTCAAAAGCGCTGGACAGTCGAACGGCGATGGCAGATTCCGCCTCAACCGCTAACGCGGTCACTTCCGCCCGCAGTTTCTTCACCTCTTCATCAGGCTCAGGTGGCTGAATACGGGATTTCTTCTCCAGTCTGGTGGAGAGTGAGTCTATTTTTTCATTTTTGTCGGCGAGTACGCGCTGTTGTGCTGTGTTGGTTTCGCGCGCTTCGCGCAGGGCCTGACGCAATTCACGTACTGACATGCGATCAACGTCGTCAAGCGTCAGGCCGGCAACTGTGCCGCCGTCGGCCAATTCATCAAGTTCTTCATTATCCAGAACCATCAGGTCGTACAGTTTGGCTTTCCCCAAAACGCTCAACGTTGAGCGTTTTGTTGGCTCATCACCTTCTCCCAAAAACTTCATACTGGCTTGCATCATGCGGCGAGCAACTTGTGGTGCAAGTCCGAGTTCATTTTCTAAAATGTTTGTAAAATCACCGTGTGGCTCATTTTCTTTTAAGATGATCAGCCGCTTACCCGCTTCCAGCATAGATTCAGCACTCTGCGCCATATAAAAACGTGCTTCGTGAACAATGCGATCACGTTCATAAGGCAGTCCATCACCAAACTGCTGCATAATTTCCATGCGATGCTGTGTCATAGCGTTCAAATTGACATTGATGTTATCTGACAGCGGAACCTCAACATTCAGTTCAGTGTTAACGGGTGATTTGGTGCGTCCCATTGATTACTCCTTACAAACGACTACCTGAAATAACTCGTTGGTTGATTTCGTTAATACGATCCTGTGCACGCGCCATCTCGTGACTGTGAGCCATGGCGATCTGTAGTAACTGGATTCCCGGTGCGAAACGTCCGTTCTCTAATTTCATGGCCAGTCCCTCTTCAATAAGGGTATTAAGTGCTCGATTGATATTCGCCGGGGACTCCCCCAGGGCTGATGCCAGTTCACCGTTAGAAACACCGTTCAGAGCATGACCGCGTAGAGCTTTGAGTACACGTAGGATGCGGGTCCCAGAACTGGAAATATTTACTTTACTCATGTCACATTTCCATTTTTGCAATATGTGATAACCTGTTGCATATGTGGAAAATTTATGCCGCATTTGACGTGGGTTTTAATCCCAGTTTTACAGCAATTTCATGGGCTTTGCCGTAACGAGCTTTGGTCTGTCCATTGAGAACACGATAGACCTCATTGCGGCTGTAGCCGTGTTCTTCGGCCCAGCGGGTAAACGTGATACCACGCTGACGGAAGAGATTTTTAACTTGTTCGGAAGTCATTGTTGTCTCCTTTGTTGATGCAATGATGTTTGTTTTATATGTGATAGATTATGAGAACTATAGTTCTCATTGTCAATGAGGTTTATGTGAATTTTGATTCTCTTTGCGCGTCGCGGTTCAAAGCTGAGCGTTCGCGGTTATCACTCAAGCAGGCTGAAGTAGCAGCCCTTTGTGGCGTTTCAAGAGAAATGTGGGGGAAATATGAACGAGGGGTTGCTGTTCCCGGAGGTGAGTTACTTGCAGCCTTTGCAAGAATTGGGGCCAATGTACAGTTCATTCTTACCGGGGAGTCATCAGGTATAACTTTATCACGTGATGAAATGGAGTTACTGCAGCACTACCGGCAGGCACCATTACAGGTCAAAGGTTCAGTTTTGTCGGCCTTGACTACTGGCTCCTCCAGAGAACGGGCGGAACAGGTTATTCATGGAGATGTTCTGGGGAATGTTATCAAAGGTAACGTAACCATAGGAACAGGTGGAATAGTGAACAAAAATACCAAGAGAAGATGAGTAAAGAGAAGCAAACAGTTAACGGGGATGTGGGTAACGTTGTCAGCGGTGATGTTACCATTCATAACTATTCTGCTGACATACTTCCTTCGGCCCAGCAACCAATTTCGTTGCTGCAAAAACGCGATTTACACAGATTGATGGATGAATTGGTTGATCTGGGGGAAAGTAAGCGCGAGCTATGGATGACGATCCACACGAAACTTAATACCAAAACAGTTAATGAAATGACTGCGGCTGATTATCATGGTGCGGTTGAGATCCTTCAGAGATATGCACAACAGATCCAGAATATGAAGGACTGTAATCTTCTGGTCAGCAAAATAATGGCGCTTACTGACCCTGGGTATCGTCTTGACCGTGACAGATACTGTCTGAAGCATTTCGGTACAACCCATCTTAAAGGCCTAGACAAAGAGCAGTTGCAGGCTGTGTTTGGTTATTTTGATGATCTGCTGAATATTCGTGATGAGAGTAAAACTCTATCACCTCCATCGGAAAGCGGTGCAAAATCAGTCGCAACTGTACCAACCAGAAGCCGGAAGCCTCATGTAGTAGTGTTGGGGGGAGTGTTAGTTCTTGTAGCAATATTTTTCGTGGGAATGATTGTGTTCGCTGGTAAATGGGGAAATGCCAAAGCAGTAGCTTCTACTGAAACCAGCGTTTTTAACATTAAAACCAACGATAAAATAATAGAAGATTCCATCCCCGCACTGCGCAGCATGTTTCCAGGGTTAAATAAGTACTCAGATGATTTCCATTCGGTTTCAAGCTACAAGCAAAAAACGGGCTGGCATACCCTTAAATTTACTGTATCAGCAAAGGCATCCGTCCCCGAAAATTATAGTGTTAAGGGCAAGGTTTGTTACATTAACATAAGCCCTGATGGTAGTTATGCTCGGGTTTTGACTGCTCCATGTCGTTCACTGCTACTTGATCAGCAAAGCACTCCTGACAGTAAGTACCGTTTTATTCTTAAATAGAAAATAACAGCTGAATTACCATGGGATCAGAAAAAAGACAAAGGCGGCATCATGCTGCGTTCTGAAATTTTAATGTAAAAGGTGATGAACATGGCAGGGATTCAGGTTATCGCAGGAAGTTTTCCTAAAGGGTGGGCAAGCATGGGGTTCGGTACCATCGTGTTTGCCAAAAAACCAAAACAAGGCTTTCCTGAAAATATTGTATTAAATCTGAAAGAAGAGCTTTTATCGATTGAACTTGCGGATAGTGAAGAGGAAAGCCGTATAGGTAAGGCGGCAGGCGCAGGTTTGCTTGGTGGATTAATCTTTGGTGGTGCAGGGTTGGTCATTGGAGGTTTGCTTGGTGCGGCGGACAAGACGAAAAAAACTATCACTTTTAAGGCAATGTTTACGGGAAATAGGTTACTTCTGGCTAAAACAGATTCAAAAACTTTTGTAAAACTTCAGTCAATTGCTGCTGATAATGCCCATAACGCATCTGTAATCAACATGAAGCAAACTAACAGGGGCGATGTTTCTTCTCGTAAACAACTAACAGAAAATCCACAGCAGCAAGACTTACCTGCGCCCGCTACAACAGTAAAAATGACTGCCAAAGATAAGTTAGAATCGGCTCTTGGGCTGGGAATCATCGTTATAGCTGTTTGGGCAATAATACACTTCTTTTTTTAGTGCAGCCCTTCAGGGCTGTTTCTGCTCAGGAGGTATCTTAAGGATTATCCGGGGCGTTTTCCTGTTTGCCGTACTTCGGAGACGAACAACATTCTGTTGGCTGACCGGTGAGTTTACGTAACTCCTTCATGAGCAGCTCCTGATCGTAAACTGTCATCAGTGCCGCAATGGTGGCATGCAGTGCATCGGGCAGTATCCAGGGTTGCCGGCCCGTGGGGCATATAACATCCAGCAGCTCATTCGTCCGACAGATACGCTCCTCGCCGTATGACAACAGGCCCTGTCCCGTGTATTCCTCTAGCCTGATCACTGTGCCACCCCGTGGCTTCTGCCAGGTCGTCAGATCTTCGCCATTCATACGGCGCTCATTCTCCACGTCAGCAGCATCGACAATGACGCTGTTTCCGAGTTCCTGTTTCACCATCTCTTCTATCCGCGCCAGTACGTAACTTTTACCGCTGCCCACAGGACCTGACACAGTGACAGTGATGACCGGATTCAGTGTGTGCGTCATATCGTATTCTCCTCTGTGAATAATTCATCGTTTATCCTGCACATCCCGTATCCTCGGCTCTCTTAACGCGCTTTAAAATCCTTTGCGCCCTGTATTTGTGATGCTGTCTCCACCAAACGAGGAGACACACATGAAAAACCTGAAAAAATTCATTCCCCCTGTTAAAAAACCTCGCCTCAGCGGCTGGCTGCTGACCTCAGTGCTGTTGCTGGGCACCATCGCTCTGGTCTCACCACAGCAGCTGCCTGTTGTGATCTACAAGCTGGCACTCATCACGCTGGCAGCAGTGCTGGGTTACTGGCTTGACCGTTCGCTCTTCCCCAAAGCCCGTCCCGGTCAGTACCTGAAACATGACGACAGGCTGATGGCTGAAGGGCGTTTCCCGGTACAGACCGGCCTTCACCTGGTGTTTTCTGCTGCGTTAATCCGCCGTGCACTGATTGTTGCAGCGGTCTGCCTGGCTGTTGCGATGGGGCTTTAATCATGAACTGGCCGCAGATCACCTGGATTGTATGCATGTCCCTGAAACTGGCTTTCGAAGCCTTTCGGGTCTTCATCAGAACCGAACGCCTGTCAGTCCGCGCCGGGACCTTTCTGGTTCATATGGCATGGGTATTCTTTGTCGCAATGTTGCTCTGGTGTGGCGGCTTTTTCAGCCAGGCATGCGCAGCACAACCTCCGCAGGCTGCGCTGCAGTATCGCGATGATGTGATCCGTAATGCCCGGCTTGAATGGGGACTGTCTGCGCCGGTGGCCGATTTCGCCGCGCAACTGCATCAGGAAAGCGGCTGGCGACCTGATGCGATCTCGCCGGCTGGCGCTCAGGGACTGGCGCAGTTCATGCCTGCCACTGCCGACTGGATAAGCCAGTTGATACCGATGCTGAGCAGTCGTGAGCCGTTTAATCCGGCATGGGCTATCCGGGCGCTGGTCAGCTATGACCGCTGGCTGTGGCAGCGTGTCAGCGCCGCCAGTGACTGCGAGCGTATGGCCATGACACTGTCGGGCTATAACGGTGGTCTGGGCTGGGTACAACGGGACAGGCGGCTTGCATCACAGAAAGGTCTGGACAGCACCCGCTGGTTCGGACATGTCGCCACGGTGAATGCCGGACGCAATGCGGCCAGCTGGCGGGAGAACCGCCATTATCCGCAGCGCATCCTGCACGAGCTGGCACCGCGATATCTCACATGGGGAGGCAGCAGCTGTGTGGCATCTGGTTAAAAATCTACCGTGGCGCGGCATTCTGCTGGCCATTCTTATCAATGCCTTTCTGGTCGGCCTGTATGCCATGGGATACAGAAGTGGTCATGACTCTGCAAAGCGTGACGGTGATATCGCGCTCAGCCAGTTGCAGTCAGCATTCGACACGTACAAAACAGAGCAGACAACGCTTGAGAACGCTGCACTGCGGGCCTGGGCCAGACGGTATCAGGAGCAGGTGGCCGCCGGGCAACGGGCTGAGGCCGGTTATCTTGGGCAGATTGCTCAACTGGAGAGTCAGAACAAACAACTACAGGGGCAAATTAACGATGTCACACAGCGCTGGATTGATGAAAAAGGTAAGAGCCATCCCATTGAGTGCGTGTTTACTCGCGGTTTCGTGCGCCAGTACAACGCCGCACTCGGATATGACAACGCATCCGTCGACAGCGGTCATTCAGACTCAGTTGCCGCCGCTGGCACCGGCACTGGCGCAGCGACCGGGCAACCTGAAACCGCTGACGCCTGGCTACGCGACTCAGGCGTCTCCCAGCGTGACGTTCTCGCCAACATCATCGACAACGCAGGGCAATGTCGTCGCTGGCGGAACCAGATAAACGCGCTACTGGATGAACGGGAAGGATTACAGAAATGACACTGCAGGTTGAATTCTGGACGGTGGTGAGTTTTCTGCTCACCTTCATGGGGTTTGTTGGAGGGCTCGCCAAATGGTTGTTCAGTAAAACAGAAGAACGCCAGGCGGCACGATTCGCCTCCCTTGAACAGGCCCTGCAACAGTCCGCCTCCAACTGGGGCGAGCTGGAAAAGGAATTTATGCGATTTAAAGCGGATTTACCGCTGAATTATGTCCGTCGCGAGGATTATATCCGTGGCCAGACAGTCATCGAGGCCAAACTGGACGCACTTTACAACAAACTGGAAGTGGTACAGCAGTACCGCAATACCGGAGGTCAATAATGGTCGATATTACCCGGGTACGCCGCGAATCCCTGCGCTGGAGTCTGCTGGTTGCCCTGAACAAAACCCGCCCTTACACCGCCAGCGAGACGCTGCTGCTGGAAGTGTCCCGCGCCATCTACCCGGACACAACGCAACTGGAGCTGCGCCGTGAGCTTGATTACCTGGCAGATCGCAAAATGGTGGAACTGGAGAAGAGACCTTCCGGTGACTGGTTTGCCGATCTGAGTCGCCTTGGTGTGGATATTGTGGAATACACCGTGGAATGCGGCCCGGGTATTGCCCGACCGGAAAAATACTGGAGTGAGTGATTATGGGACGTCGCAGCAGCATTGATTCTCTCCCGACAGAAGTACGCCGCTGGCTGGAGCGTGCCCTGACGGAGAATAACTTCAGCGGCTACGCCCGGCTGGAAGCCCTGCTGAAGGAGAAGGGATACGTCATCACCCGCTCTTCCCTGCAGCGGTTTGGCTACAAAATGGAGCGACAACTGGCCCGCATCCGCGCCGCCACCGAGGCCGCACGTCTGATGGCGCAGGAAGCCGGTGACGAGGCGGACGATCGTTCTGCCGGGATGATGGCACTGATTCAGACCGAGATGCTGGATGTTCTGATGCGTCTGCAGGAAATCGGGGAAAGTGATGATCCTGCAAAACGCGCAAAACTGCTGGCCACTGCTTCGGAAAGTATAGCCACACTGGTACGGGCTTCGGTGACCCACAAGCGATTCCGGGCCGAGGTGCTGGCAAAAATTGAGGCGCGGATGAATGCTCTGGAAAAACAGGCGAAGTCCGGCGACACCCGCCTGAGTCTGGAAACCCTGAAGATGGTGCGGGAACAGATTTACGGGGTGATCTCATGACAGCGGCCATTCAGCTGTATCCCTACCAGCAGGCGTGGTTTCTGGATCGTGCCCGTTTCAAGATTGGCATGTTTGCCCGCCAGACGGGCAAGACGTTCACCACCACGCTGGAACTGGTTGATGACTGTTTTGAAACAGAGGCATCAGGGGGACGCACTCGCTGGGTGATCCTATCGCGTGGGGAGCGTCAGGCAAAAGAAGCCATGGTGGAGGGGGTGAAAAAACACTGCAGCGCCTACCGGATGGCGGCCCGTGAGGTGGAAAGTTATTACCGTGCTGAAAGCGGCGAACGCTACACCATGCTTGAGGTGGAGTTACCCGGTGGCTCCCGTATCACGGCCCTGCCGGCAAATCCCGACACGGCACGTGGGTTTGCGGCTAACGTCTTTCTGGATGAGTTCGCCTTCCATGCCGACAGTCGCAAAATCTGGACCGCCCTGTTTCCGGTCATTTCCAACGGCTACAGACTGCGTGTGACATCGACGCCGAACGGCAAGGGAAACAAGTTTTATGAACTGATGACCAGCAACGCCCTTGAAAATGTCTGGTCACGTCACATCGTGGATATTTACCGTGCCGTGCGCGACGGCCTTCCGCGTGACATTGCACAGATGCGACAGGCGCTCAGCGATGATGACGCCTGGGCACAGGAGTTTGAATTGAAGTGGCTGGATGAGGCATCGGCCTGGCTGACGTTTGAACTGATTGACGGCGTGGAGCACGATGCTGCCGGACTGCCGGTGCACTATACGGGTGGCCCCTGCTTTGTGGGGGTGGATATTGCTGTCCGTAATGACCTGTTTGTGATCTGGGTGCTTGAACAGGTGGGGGATGTCTACTGGACCCGGGAAATCATCACCCGTAAACGGGCCACCTTTGCTGAGCAGGATGCTTTGCTGGATGACGTATTTTTCCGTTACCGCGTGCTGCGCTGCTGTATGGATCAGACCGGAATGGGAGAAAAGCCTGTGGAAGATGCTCAGGAGCGCCACGGCAGGAGTCGTGTGGAGGGGGTGATATTTAACAGCCCGAACAAGCTCACCCTCGCGATCCGTGGCAGGGAGATGTTTGAGGACCGCCGCCTGCGTATTCCGGCGGGAGATGTGGTACTGCGCAGTGATCTGCATAAACTCCGTAAGATCACCGGACCTACCGGAGCGCCTCGCTTTGTGGCGGAAAGTGATGCAGCAGGTCACGCCGACCGTACATGGGCCTGTTTTCTGGCTATTAACGCCACTGACGGACCGTCAGGGCCGGTGGTGGCGCGTTCGCGCCGCCGCCGTGAAGCCGCCCACATGCTGGAGGGATTCTGATGGCAAAAGGCATCTGGGTTTCACCCGATGAGTTCGTGGCGTTCGCCGAACCCAAAAAATCACTGACCGCGCAGATTGCCTCCCGCAGTCGCGCCATCGACTTTTACGCTCTGGGAATGTACCTGCCCAATCCTGATCCCATTCTCAAGGCTCAGGGACGGGATATCCGTATCTACCGCGAACTGCGCACCGACCCGCTGGTTGGGGGCAGTATCCGCAGACGTAAAGCAGCGCTCAAATCACTGGAGCGTGGACTGGAGCGCGGTCACGCTTCTGCCCGGGTCTTCCGTTTCATCCGCGACATGCTCGACGATCTGGATCTGTCCCGCATCATCGGTGAGATGAGTGATGCCGTGCTCTACGGGTATCAGCCCTGTGAAATCATGTGGGGCCGTTCGGTCAGGGCGTGGGCAGTGACGGATATTGTCGGCAAACCGCCTGAGTGGTTTCAGTTTGATACGGACAACTGCCTGCGCTTCCGGGCACGTGATGCGGGTGTGGAGGGTGAGCTGCTGTCACCGTCAAAATTCGTGGTGCCGGCACAGGATGCCTCGTATGACAATCCTTACGGTTTCCCGGACCTGTCCATGTGCTTCTGGCCGGTCGCCTTCAAGAAAGGCGGGATGAAATTCTGGCTCCGCTTTGCCGAAAAGTTTGGCTCCCCGTGGGTGATCGGTAAGCACCCGAGGGGTGCAAATGATGCAGAGATTGAAAAACTGCTGGACTCCATGGAGCAGATGGTGGAGGACGCGGTGGCCGCCATCCCCGATGACAGCAGCATCGAACTCAAAGCCGCGGATGGTAAGGCGGACAGCAGCGAGGTATTCCGCGAGCTGATCACACTGTCACGCAGTGAGATCTCCATTGCATTACTGGGTCAGAATCAGACCACGGAAGCGAACAGTAACAAGGCCTCTGCACAGGCCGGGCTGGAGGTAACGGCTGATATCCGCGATGCGGATGCGGACATCATTCAGGCAGCAGTGAATCAGGTTATCAGAACGGTGGTCACCCTGAACTTCGGCGATGTGCCGTGTCCGGTCTGGGCCATGTGGGAACAGGAGACCATTGATGACACCCGCGCCACCCGCGACGAAAAACTCACCCGCGCGGGACTGCGCCTGACCCCGCAGTACTTCATGCGGGAGTACCAGCTGCAGGAGGGGGATATTGACCTCTCTGATGCACCGGTTGCGGACGGGGCAGTGCCTGCGGAATTTGCCGAGGCGATAAGCGCCGATCATGATGCACAACAGCAGCTTGACGACGCGCTGGACATTCTGATGAACGGAGGTGTGTTAAATGGCACGCTGGAACCCGTCCTGGCACCTCTGTTTAAGCGGGTCGAAAATGGGGTTAACCCGTCTGAGCTGCTGGGCGAACTGGCGGAGCTCTACCCTCAGATGAACACGGACGATCTGCAGGAACGGTTGGCCCGCATTCTCTTTGTGGCAAATATCTGGGGGCGTCTGCATGAGCGTGACAACGGCTGAACTGGCGTACTGCATGACGCTTCCCCCGAAGCGGGCAATCAGCTACCTGAAGTCCAAAGGGTATCAGATTACCTGGGACTGGGAAGAAATGTGGCAGGAAGCCCATGCCCGCGCCTTTACCGTCGCTAAAGTGACCCGCCTGGATATCCTGGAAGATATTCGTGGGGCACTGCAGCAGGCTGTCGATGAAGGAAAAACCGATCGCTGGTTCCGACAGGAGCTGGAGCCGGCGCTGAAGCGCAGGGGATGGTGGGGACCGCGTGACACGACTGACCCGGTAACGGGTGAGCCGGTCACCATTCAGCAGGGCAGTCCGTGGCGGCTCGATACCATCTTTCGCACCAATATGTCCGTACTCTACAGCGCCGGTCGTTGGGCGGAACAGATGGAAAACGTCGACGACAGGCCGTACTGGATGTATACCGGCATCAACGACAGCCATACCCGCAGGAGCCATCTGGCGCTGCATGGTCTGGTGCTGCGCTGGGATGACCCGTTCTGGCAGGCATTTTACCCGCCGAACGGCTGGCGCTGCCGCTGTAGTGTGATTGCCCTGAGTGCGGCGGATGTCCGTGCCCGTGGCCTGAAGGTTATCAGCTCCGGCTCTGCCATGGGCCAGGAACTGAAACTGGTCTCAGAGAAAACCGGCGAAATGCGGAACGTGGCCACCTTTAATACCGGCACCACGAAGGTGACCACCGACGTCGGCTGGTCTTATGCACCGGGGGCAGCATACCGTCCCGACCTGGCCTGCTATCAGGGTACGCTTCAGCCACTGGCACAACAGGAACTGAGAGGATAACAATGGCTTCCGATAACCTGGTCAGTATCACCATTAACGATAAATCCCTGCGCCGGAGCCTCCGTGCGCTGGATCTTGCTGCCACAGACCTGGAGCCCGCGATGCGCAAAATCGCCGGAACCCTGCTGGCGGAAACACAGTTTAATTTTCTTGATGAGGGGCGTCCGGGGTGGATGCCCTCGCTGGCAGCGGAAGAACGTGACGGGCAGACACTACAGGATACCGGGCGTCTGATGGGGTCAGTATCAACCGACCATGACGACCGGCAGGCTGTTGTGGGGACCAACGTTGTTTACGGTGCCATTCACCAGTTCGGGGGTAAAACGGGGCGTAATGAGTCTGTTGAACTTCCGGCCCGCCCGTTCCTGCCGGTGACGGGGGATGGAGAACTACAGCCTGAAGTGGTAATCCCCATCCTCGATACCATTGTCCGCCATCTTGAATCAGCGGCCCGTCGCTGAGTTTTCTCTCTTCAGGCGGGTGATTTATCATTGCCAGCGAATGAGGGGCTGTATTACCTTTATAAAGGCTTTACAGCCTCTGTTTTATAACCGCCTCCGGTTCACCGCATTGCTTTCCCTGTCCTTCTCCCCTGATGTTTTCTAAAGCAGATTAAAATCGCCGGGCCTGCATTTCTCACAAACTGTCTCCGACAACATAACGCGGGACAGCAAAATGTCAGCCATTCACATTTTTAAAGCCGGTACTCATACCGATATGCACGGCAAAAAACTGCCGTTCACGCCAGACGATCTTGCCGCCTGCGTGAAAGCCTATGACCCGTCCGTCCATGAAGCACCACTCGTGATTGGTCATCCCAGAACGGAAGACCCGGCGTGGGGCTGGGTGAAAGCCCTGTCGCTCAGCGGCGTCGATCTGATGGCAGAGCCTGCCCAGCTGGACCCGCAGTTTGCTGAGATGGTCACCGACGGACGATTCAAAAAAGTGTCCGCCTCTTTCTACCTCCCGGATTCACCGTCCAATCCGAAGCCCGGCGTGCTCTACCTTCGCCATGTGGGCTTTCTCGGGGCACAGCCACCTTCCGTCAAAGGGCTGAAACAGGTGTCCTTCAGTGAGCAGGAAGAAGGTGTGGTGGAGTTCGCCGACTGGCAGGCCATCACGAATGCCTCCCTGTGGGGAAAGCTGCGCGATTTTCTGATCGCCCGCTTCAGTCTGGACGAGGCAGAAAAAGTCCTGCCGGAATGGCAGCTCAACAGTCTGCGCGAAGAGGCGTACCGCGACACACTGTCGCAGGATGCAGCAGGTGCACAATTCAGTGAGACAGGCCCGGGGCCGTCTTCCGCAAGTAACGAGGAATCATCGATGACAAAAGAAGAGATTGAAGCCCTTCAGGAGGAGAACCGCCGCCTGAAGCAGCAGGCTGCTGATCGCGATGCGCGTGATGCACAGGTCAGACAGGAGCAACTGCATAAGGACAATGTGGCCTTTGCAGAAAAACTGGTCGCAGAGGGGCGTCTGGCTCCCCGCGCCTCCTCCGTGGTGGTTGCCCTGCTGGATGCCGTCGCCGGTGGCGACAAGCCGGTGGAGTTTGCTGAGGGGGAAAGCCGCACACCGCTGGCCACCGCCTTCCGTTCATTGCTCTCCGACGGGGAGCCGGTGATGAACTTCGCCGAACAGGCCACAAAGGATCGTGTCGGCGACGCGGTGAAGGTGGATGTGGCGGAGTTTGCAGAAGCCGATCCTGAGCGTCTGGCCCTGCATCAGAAAGCAGTGGCCCTGTCCAAAAAAGAAGGCATCAGCTATGAGGCTGCTGTCGCACGCTGCCTGTAATTTAAGGAGAGAGCATGTCTGATTACTTAAAAGGTAAACGTGTCGTTGATCCGGTACTGACCAGTATCGCCCGAGGCTATAAAAATGCCGCATTCATTGGCGAACGTATTTTCCCCGTCGTGCTGACGGACAAGGAAGGCGTGCGTGTGCCGACCTTCGGGAAAACCGCCTTTGTGGAATATGACACCGAGCGTGCCGTCGGGGCGGACAGCAATGTTCTGGTCCGTGAGAAAACCGGCACGCTTGATCTGGTGCTGGGTGAGCACGATCTGGCTGCGCCAGTGGACTATCGCGAACAGGCGGAGTCCATGTTTAACGAGGAGAGCAAGGCCATCCGTCGCGCCACGAATGGCGTGAATCTGCGCCGTGAACTTATCGCCGCCCGTCTGGCTCAGGATGAAAAGGTCTACCGTACCGGGCACGTTAAAAAACTGACAGCCGGCGACCGCTGGGCCGGTGGTAAGGGGGACCCCATCGGGGTGATTGAAGCCGGTATGGAAGCGGTCCGTACGGCCACGGGGCTGCGTCCTAACCTGATGACCATGGGGGCCGGCGTGATGGCGCTGCTGAAGTTCCACCCGGCAATTCAGGCAGCCATCGGAGCCAACGAACGCAAGCGCATCACCACGGAGATCCTGCAGGACCTCTTTCAGATCGAAGAGATCGTCATCGGTGCTCCTGTCTCCCTGCCGTCCATGAAAGCGGCAATGGATAAGGACAGCGTGCCGACGGATATCTGGGGAGACAATCTGATGCTGCACTACGTCGGCAAGCCGCAGCCGGGGGCGGACAGCGCGGACGAGAACGAGCCGTCCTTCGGCTACACCCTGCGCCGTAAGGGGATGCCTGTTGCCGACAAGTACGACGGAGCCGGCGGCAAGGTGAAGTACTGCCGTTATACCGATATCTACAAAGTCGCCGTGGTTGGTGGCGATGCCGGGTATCTCATTACCGGTATCAGTAAATAAGGAGGCGTTATGGGAACCACTCAGCAGGTCATTCTGATCACAACCGTAACGGCAGGGGCCGCACTGGCACAGCAGCGTTTTGTCGGGGCAGATAATACCCCCTGTAAAGCCGGTGCCGCAGCGCTCGGGGTTGCCGAAGTGGATGCTGTTACCGGCGACAGCACGCCGGTGAGCGTTCTGGGCATTATTGCTGTCGAGGCCGGGGCCGCTGTCAGCCGTGGTGTGGCTGTTCAGTCAGATGCTCAGGCCAGAGCCGTGCCGCAGTCCGGCGACGGTAAATCCTGTGGTATTGCACTTGATGAAGCCGGGGGTGAAGGCGACGTCATTCGTATCCTGCGCGGGGTGTGACATGTACTGCACCCTGGAGGATTTGCTTGCGCAGGTGCCGGAACGAACGCTGATCGAGCTTACCAGTGAAGAGATGGACTTCGACTCGCCTGCAACAGTGAATACCCGTGTGGTGGACAGCTGTATCCGCTATGCCGACGAGCTGATTGATGCCCATCTGCGCGGACGCTATATCCTGCCACTGGCAGAGATACCGACTGTTCTGCGGGACATTGCCATCACGCTGGTCCGTTACCGGCTCTACGCCCGCCGCCCGGAAGGTGACCTCCCGGATACGGTGAAGGATGACCACAAAGAAGCGCTGCGGCAACTCAGGGAGTTACGTGATAACAGGCTCACGCTGGGGCTGCCGTCCACTCAGAAAGATGTGCCTGAGCCTGGCGAGTTTCGTGTACGCAGCCGTCCGGCCACTTTCGGCGGTCGTGACGGCTTACTGGAGAAATACTGATGAACGTTCTGCCCGTCCTTGATGCGGTGCTGGCCCGGTTGCGCGAGAAGCTGCCTCAGCTGCAGGTTGAGTACTTCCCGGAAAAGCCGTCCGAATATCGCCTCAATCATTCTGTCGGCGCGTTGCTGCTGAGCTATGCCGGTTCGCGCTTTGACAGGCTGGATGATACCGGTGCGGTGATCCAGCCTCAGACTATCCAGCTCTGCGTCACGGTGGTCTTCCGCCAGCTCAACGGTAAAAAAGGGGCGATTAATGTCCTGGATGCTGTCCGCCGCATTCTCGGTGGCTACACCCCGCCCGGGTGCCGCCGCCGTATCTGGCTGACCCGCGAGGTGTTTATCGGTGAAGTCAGGGGGCTGTGGCAATACGCCCTCGACTTCGCGACTGAAAGCGTCTTTATCGAAGACAGCGATTTACCGTCCGGCCCGCTGTTAACCGAAGTGAACTATGAGGAAAGCGAGTGATGAAAGCATACCGCTATTCCGGCCCGGCCAGCGGCGTCACGCTGTCGGACGGAACCGAAGTCCTGCTCTGGCCGGGGAAAACTGTTTCCCTGCCGGAGGAGCATGACTACGTGAAGGTACTGGTGGCGCTGAAGCATCTGACGCCGGTATCTGAAGAGACAAAACCCGCCGGCACACCGGCTGTGCAGTCACCAAAGCGCAGAAGCAGCAGTGACAGCGAAGTGAAAACGGAGGACTCCCATGGCAGCTAACTATCTGCATGGCGTCGAAACCATTGAAGTGGAAAACGGTGCCCGCCCGGTTAAAACGGTGAAATCTGCCGTTATTGGCCTGATTGGTACCGCACCAATGGGGGACGTCAATACGCTGGTACAGTGCCTGTCTGAGAAAGACGCGGCGGCATTTGGCAGCCAGTTCACCGGCTTTACCATTCCGCAGGCGCTGGATGCGATTTATGACCATGGTGCAGGCACCGTTCTGGTCATTAACGTACTCGATCCGTCTGTGCATAAAACCGCTGTGGTCAGTGAGAATGTGTCGTTCGACAAGGCGACAGGCAGAGCCCGGCTGGCTAATCCGGTGGTCGCGCAGCTGGTACTGAAACCGGACAGCGACGGTCAGCCTTATGTTGAAGGTCAGGACTACTCGCTTGATGCACAGACCGGGGTGATTACTAACCTGGGTAAAAGCATTGCTGCAGATGCAACGGTGAAGGCCAGCTATAACTATGCTGATCCGACCAGAGTCACCCCGGCTGATATCATCGGTACCGTTAACGCTGCAGGCAACCGTACCGGCATGAAGCTGCTTAACGACAGTTTTAACCTGTTTGGCTACTTCGCCAAAATCCTGATTGCTCCGGTATTCTGCACCCAGAACAGCGTCTCGGTTGAGCTTATCGCCATGGCTGAGAAACTGGGAGCAGTAACCTATATTGATGCGCCGGTTGGTACCACTTTTGCGCAGGCTCTGGCGGGACGTGGCCCGGAAGGCACCATTAACTTTAATACCAGCTCTGACCGTGTCCGCCTGTGCTACCCGCATGTGAAGGTATATGACCCGGTGACGAACACGGAGCGTCTGGAGCCACTGAGCCAGCGTGCGGCGGGCCTGCGTGCCAAAGTCGACCTGGACAAAGGGTACTGGTGGTCATCCTCCAATCAGGAAATTCTGGGGATCACCGGCGTGGAGCGCCAGCTGTCGGCAATGATTGACGATCCGCAGAGCGAGGTGAACCTGCTTAACGAACAGGGGATCACCACGGTATTCAGCAGTTACGGCAGCGGCCTTCGTCTGTGGGGTAACCGGACGGCGGCATGGCCAACGGTCACCCATATGCGTAACTTTGAGAACGTTCGCCGCACCGGTGATGTGATCAACGAGTCCATTCGTTACTTCAGCCAGCAGTACATCGACATGCCGATTACTCAGGCGCTGATTGATGCACTGACGGAGTCGGTCAACGCCTACGGTCGCAAAATGACTGGTGATGGTGCGGTACTGGGCTTCCGTTGCTGGTTTGATCCGGCCCGCAATCCGGAGACGGAGCTGGCCGCCGGGCACCTGTTGCTGAGCTACAAATATACGCCACCACCGCCGCTGGAGCGACTGACGTTTGAGACTGAAATCACCTCGGAATACCTGTTAACCCTGAAAGGGGGCAACTGATGTCAAAGATTGAGATAAACCGAATCACGAATGCCAACATCTATCTGGATGGTACTAACCTGCTGGGACGGGCTGAGGAAGTTAAACTCCCCGATGTCTCCATGATTATGCAGGAGCACAAGGCACTGGGAATGGTGGGTAAGGTGGAGCTCCCGGCTGGCTTCGACAAACTGGAAGGCGAAATCAAATGGAACAGCTTTTACCGCGATGCGATGCTGTCTGCCGCGAACCCGTATAAGTCGCTGGCACTGCAGTGTCGTTCCAGCGTCCAGCGCTACAGCTCGCAGGGGCTGATTGACGAAATCCCGCTGGTCACCTTCCTGACAATTATGTTCAAGAAGAACCCGATGGGAACGTTCAAACAGCACGAGAACGCCGAGTTCTCCAGTAGCTTCACCTGCACGTATATAAAACAGGTACTGGATGGTGAAGAGCTGCTGGAGCTGGACTATCTGGCCAACATCTTCCGCGTCGGTGGCGTTGATCAACTGACCGACTACCGCATCAATATCGGGGGCTGACAGTGAGTGTTGAACTGACTGATAAAGGAGGTCGATGTGCAGCACTGGGCATGTCGAACGGTACGTGGTTTACCCTTCTCGATATTCCGGGGGTGGAAACCCTTTTTAATACCCGTAAAACCAATGACCCGATTGACTGCACACGTTCAAAGGCCCGCAAACTGGCCGATTTGATTGAAGCATGGGAGCCGCCCGACCACTGGTTCTCCGGCACCGGCAAATCTGAGGGAAAGGCGCTTCTCATCGCTTTCCTGCGTAACTGCAAGGGGTTTCGCACTTGCTGATATCACAGGGGCTCCGGCCCCTTTCTTCTTAATCTCCTTTAATATCCGTTACGTCCACCGCCAGACATACTGCCCTGAACTTACACAGGAGCACGATCATGTCACAGACCCAGCCAGATACTTTTACGCTGTCTTATCCTTTCACCACTGCTGCAGGTACCAGAATTGAACAGATTGAACTGAAACGCCTGACAGTAAAAGACCTGAAGCAGGTGCGCAAAATCAACAAAGACCCGGCAGACTGGGACGAACCACTGATTGCCCGTAGCACCGGTATCCTCCCGGAAGACCTCGATAACATGGATCTTGCCGACTATATGGAGCTGCAGAAACGATTTCAGAAAATCACTGGGCTGGGCAAGAGCGACAAAAACACTGATGCAGGCGCAGGGCCTGCTGGCGAGATGGTTCAGGTTTCAGCCGGGGGAGATTGATGCCCTCGATACTGACGATCTGGAGATGTGGCTGGAGCAGGCTGAAGAGCAAATCAAAAGCGAGTTCGGCGACAATCAGTAACAACGTATCACTTAACAGCCGCCAGTCGCGGCTGTTCTGCATGGGGTTCAGACACTTCCCTTCCGTTTTTTTGCTTTCAGAGGATAGCCACCGTGGCCAGTGAATTTTCAGTCGGCGTCATTATTGGCGGCATTGTCGGGAGCAGCTTCCGCTCAGCCGTCAGTGGCACCCGACGCGCCCTTGATTCCCTTGGTGATACCTCCCGCCGTCTGCAGGAACGCCAGAATGCCTTAACCCGGGCAACAGAACGTTATGGTCAACTGGGTTCTTCCCGGATGCAGCGTCTCAACAGCGAGTTGCTGCGGGTAAGCCGCACCATGGAGCAAATTGAACGTCAGCAGCGCCGTCTGTCAGCAGTATCAGCCACCGGTGATGCGTTGAAGGCTAACCGCCTGGCGCTCTATGGTCAGGGTGCAGAAACCTATGCTATTGGCAGAACGCTGGGCGCACCGGTCATGGCCTCGGTTAAACAATATGCCTCGTTTGAATCACAGTTACGGGATATCAGTGTCACAGGAGACCTGGATGCAAAACAGGAACGTGCAATTGGCCAGGCTATCAGACAGGCCTCGCTGAAGGTTAACCAACTGCAGGAGTCTCTGTTAGGGGGAGTCGGACAATTAGTCGCTGATGGTATGGCCCCCGAACGGGCAGCAACGTTTGCAGAGATGCTTGGAAAGACCGCTACAGCAACCAAAGCCGATATGACCGACCTTGCCAAAATGACTTATGCCTTCAGCGATGCACTCAGAATCACTGATGCGAAAGAACTTGAACAGGCGTTTGGTATTGCGGCAACAGGAGCCAAACTTGGATCATTTGAGCTGAAGGATATGGCAAAAGCATTACCCGGTATGGCTAAAGCCTTCGCTGCTCGTGGTATTTATGGAAAAGATGCGATTACCCAGATTGTTGCCAGTCTGGAGGTCGGTAAAGGTAGTGGCTCTGCAGAGGAAGCGGTCACCAATATGTCCAACTGGCTGGCAGCAATGGGCCGCGGAGATACCATCCAGAAATATGCTAAAGCCGGGGTGGATTACCAGGGGTCAATGCAGAATTACGTCGCTCAGGGTTTTTCGCAGTACGAAGCTTCACTGATGATTGCCAACCGTTTTATCGACAGTAAAGGCAAAACGTTTTTGCAGCAATGGAAAGCTGCAGGAGCAAGAGGCGATCAGGAAGGTCAGCAGAAACTCATGGAGTCATTTGGTCTGGCTGAGGTCTTTACCGATATTCAGACTGTCAACCATTTACTGTCAATGCGACAGGGCTGGGATAAATACCTTTCCAGTAAGCAGGAAATGAATGCTCCGGCTGCAATTTCTACCCTGGATAAGGATGCTGCAAAGCAGAATGATACGCTTGAAGGCCGCTGGCGCAGAATGCAGATCGGCTTTAATGATTCTGCTATCAGCATCGGGCAATCCTTGCGTCCGGCTTTGCTCCAGTTGGGTGAAACATTTATTCCTTTAATGGACAGTGTTGGCAAATGGATAGCGGCAAATCCGCAGCTCGTCAGCAGCACCATAAAGGTTGTGGGCGCATTACTCGCTTTCAGGATGGCCACTATCGGTCTCAAGCTTGGGCTGAATCTCCTTCTTTCCCCCTTTGTAAGCGTCTGGAAAAATGCTGTTTTACTTCGGGCCAACTGGCTTCGTCTGACGCTCGCACTGGGGGAAGGCGGTAAACTCCGCTGGCTGGTGACAGGCTTTGGTGCTGTCGCCAGAGGAGCCAGAACACTGGGTGGTGTGCTCTCAGGGGGGCTGGTTCGCGGAATTATGAGCGCCGGGCGTGCCGTTCTCTGGATTGGCCGGGCGCTGATGATGAATCCCATCGGTCTCGCTATCACCGCCGTCGCGGCAGCAGCTTACCTTATCTACCGCAACTGGGGCGCGGTCAGTAGCTGGTTTAAACAGCGCTGGGCTGACATCCAGGAAGCCTTTAACGGCGGTATCGCGGGAACTGGTAAACTGCTGGTTAACTGGTCTCCGGCAGGTCTGCTTTATAAAGCCTTTGCGGCTGCGCTGAAATATCTCGGCGTTGATTTGCCGGCGAAATTCACCGACTTCGGTGGTCATCTTATTGACGGGCTGATAAATGGCATCAGAAACAAATGGGCGTCACTGAAAACCAGCATAACCGGAATGGGTGACAGCATCAGTGACTGGTTCAGCGAAAAGCTGGGCATCCATTCACCGAGTCGCGTGTTTATAGGCTTTGGTGACAATATCGCGCAGGGTGCCGCCATTGGCCTGCAACGAACCACTCCGCTTGCTGCACTGGCCGGGCAGCGCCTGGCCGCTGAAATGACACCGGATGTTCCCCGTATCCCGTCGCCGGAAATCATGGCTGCCGGATATTCAGGCCGTGGCGCAACGGCAACCGGCGGTGGAGCGTCTGGCGGTATCCAGGTCAGCTTTAATCCTCAGTTTTTCCTCAATGGTAAGGAAACCGCAGCGCCTGCCGGGCTGGCTGGTGCCCTGAATATGAGCCTGCATGAGCTGGAAAAAATGCTGGAGCGTCTGCTGGCTCAGAAACAACGTAAGGAGTACAGCTGATGTTTGCCGTACTGGGTGATATTGAGTTTGAACTGATTACCTACTGGGACGGCTTCGAGGCCACGTTTGGCGTCGATTATGCGGAGCATGCCCGCATCGAGGGTAAACCCGGCCTGCAGTTCGTCGGCGACAGGCTGGACGAAATCCAGATAAGCCTGGTCTTCCATCAGCATTATTGTGTGCCCGACGTGGAGCTGGCGAGAGTGCGAACAGCCATGAAGGCCCATCAGGCACTGGCGCTGGTCTTCGGCAACGGTGACTATCGCGGCTGGTTCGTGATTACCGATGTGACCGCAACCAGCGAGCAGACAGACAGCACCGGTAACGTGCTGGCTGTCAGTGCCACCGTGTCTCTCCGGGAATACACCGGTGACCCGAAAAATCCTCTGCAACCGCCGGCAATACGCAGGCAGGTTCCCGGTGCCGGGGCCATATCTGGTGCTGTTCCATCGCCTTCCGGGGTGGCTCAGTTCGTCCGTAACGGCGTCAACTATGCGAAACAGGCGCAGTCTGTACTACAGACCACTATCAGTGCCGTTCGGGTGGCGCAGAAAATGAAGGGTAACCCTGTTGTCGCGCTGACCCGTGTGCCGGGACTGATGAGCGGACTGGGTAATATATCCGGGGCTCTGGGGAAAAGTGTTCCGGCGTTTAATGCACTTTCTGAATCCATGCCCGATGCCATCAGTCTGGCCAGAACAGCCAGTGAGTCAGCCACGTATGTACAGCAGGCGCAGTCGGCGCTGAGTGGTGTGGACAAAAGAAATATTGCAGGTGCTCTGGATACCGTTTCCGGGCAGCTTAACGCCGCCGGCACAGCATTCAACCGCATGTCTCCGGGATTAAGTGCAATGGCCGCCAGAATACTGACGAGGAGTGTGTGATGTTTCTTGAACATATTACCCGTGACGGAGAGCGCTGGGATTCGCTGGCATGGCAGTACTACGGTGACCCGCTGGGCTATCCCCGGATTATTGCAGCCAATCCGCACGTGGCCATTACGCCGGTGCTGCCCTCCGGGTTGTTGTTACTGATCCCGGTTATTGAGGCTGAAGATGCCCGTACAGAAGAGGATATTGCCCCATGGCTGAGATAAACAGTACTGCGCAAGCCACATCAGCGTTAACCGGCGTCAGCGATGTGCTGACGCCGGTGTTCACGCTGTGGTATCTGCAGAAAAACATCACCTCTGATATCGCGCCTTATGTCACCCGTGTGGTCTGGAGCGATAACATCAAAAATGAGTCCGATACCATTGAGGTGGAGCTGGACGACACCGATGGCCGCTGGCTGGATAAGTGGTATCCGGGCAAGGGTGACACGCTGACGCTGAAAATGGGTTATCAGGGCGAGAAACTGCTGTCCTGCGGTACATTCTCAATAGACGAGATCGAAGTGAGTTCGCCCGCGTCCGTTGTCGCTATCCGTGGGGTGGCCACCTCGGTTAACAGTGCTCTGCGGACTAAATCCAGCCGTGGTTTTGAGAACACCACGCTGGCGGCTGTTGCGGGGCGGATTGCCAGAAAGCACCGGCTGAAACTGGTGGGCAGCATTGAGTCCATCAGAATCGACCGGGTGACCCAGTATGCTGAAACCGACGTGGGTTTTCTGCGCCGGCTGGCCAGCGAGTATGGTTATGCAGTGAAAGTGGTCAGTGACCAGCTGATTTTTTCTCATCTGGCCACACTGCGCAGTCAGGAGCCGGTCAGGCAGTTAAAACCGCAGGATGTGGCCCGCTTTTCCCTGCGTGACACCATCAACCGGGTCTATAAATCTGCAAAGGTAAAACACCAGAAAAGCAGCAGTAAAAAACTGATCGTCTACGAAGCTGATGGTGGTACCCGTGAAAGCGACAAAAAGCTCAAAGGTGGTAAGGTTACCAGCGCTGACTCACTTAAAGTTAACAGCCGCGTCAGCGACCCGGACAGTGCCCGGATTAAAGCGGATTCAGCACTGGCCAGACATAACGAATACCAGCAGAACGGCTCCCTGACGCTGACGGGAACGCCTCAACTGACAGCAGGCAACAAAATTGAACTGGTGGGCTTTGGACAGTTATCCGGTCCATGGCTGATAATCACTGCCCGCCATGCGTTTGAGCGTAACAGCGGCTACACCACAGAGCTGGAAGTGGCACGGGGGCCAGTCACAAGAGGGAAAAAACAAAAAACTCAGAAACTCACGGTTTATCACCCGGATGGCAGTACATCGACGGTGATTAAGGAGAAGAAAAAATGACTGGTGTCACCCGTCAGGTCGGTACGGTCAGTGCCGTTGATGCCGACAGGGTTCAGGCCCGCGTTCGTCTGCCTGAATGCGATAATCTGCGCACAAACTGGCTTAACGTGCTACAGCGCAATACCCAGGATAACAAGGATTACTGGCTCCCTGACGTGGGGGAGCAGGTTGAGGTGCTGCTCGATGCCAACGGCGAGGATGGTGTTATTCTGGGCGCGGTGTACTCAGACGTCGATAAACCGCCGTTCAGTGATAAAAACGTCCGGGGTACGAAATACGCTGATGGCGCGGAGTTCAGTTATAACCGCGCGACCCATACGCTGACGGTCAGAGGAGGTATTGAGCGTATCGTGGTGGAGGTTGCCGCTGATATCTCTCTCAAAGGGAAAAACCTCGACCTCACGGGAGTTACCACGATCAACGGCCCCGCGACACTCAATGGTGATCTGGAAATCAACGGAAGCGCCCATGCAACGGGTAACATATTTGCTGATGGTCAGAACTCTAATCACCATTCCCATTGAACCTTCTTAAACGCCTTTAATATCGGCGCTTACTTCCCGGGGGCAATACTGCCTCCATGAAAACGACCTCAGTATTCTGGCAACCGGCTCTGCAGGCTCCCGGCGAAATTGTCCGGGGGCTGGATGATATCCGGCAGTCCATCCAGATCATCCTGCGGACTCCCCGCGGCAGCGACCCGCATCGCCCGGAGTTCGGCAGCAATCTGCACCTTTATATCGACTGGCCTGTCGACCGGGCCATTCCGCATGTGGTTCGCGAATCCGTCGATGCCATCAGGCGCTGGGAACCCCGCTGCCAGCTTATGTCGGTTAAACCCGCCGTCGACGGCGAACATCTTACGCTCCGGGTGAGCTGGAAAGGCTCAGACGGACAACCCCGTACTCAGGAACTGCTATGGCGCTGACAGAACCCGATTTTATTGAACGCGATGCCGATAAAATCACGGCAGAAATGATTGCGAAGTATGAAGAGGATACCGGAAAAACGCTGTACCCGGCACAGGCTGAACGTCTGCTGATTGACCTGTGGGCCTATCGCGAAATGCTGGTCAGGGTGGCAGTACAGGAGGCGGCGAAGCAGAATCTGGTCGCTTTTTCCCGTGAGCCGATGATTGATTACCTCGGTGAACTGGTCGGCGTATACCGCCTTGCTGCGCAGCCTGCCACCACCACACTTCAGTTCTCTGTGGATGAGGCACTGGCCATTGATGTGCTGATCCCGGCAGGCACCCGCGTCAGCGCTTCCGACAGTATTATTTTTGCCACCGATACAGATGTGGTGCTGAAGGCCGGATTGCTGCTGGTCAATGTCACGGCCACCTGTACCGAGCCGGGTACCGCTGGCAACGGCTGGCAACCGGCGCAGGTCAGTCAGTTACTCGATGAGATTGATAACATTGACCTGCTGGTGACCAATCTGACGGCCAGCTCTGGCGGTTCAGAGCAGGAAGACGATGACCGGCTCCGGGAGCGTATCAGGCTGGCCCCGGAGTCATTCACCAATGCCGGAAGCCGTGGTGCATACCGTTTTCATGCTATGGGGGCGCATCCCGGCATTGTCGACGTTGCTGTTCTTTCTCCCGCTCCCGGCACTGTCGAGCTGTATCCGCTGCTCAGCACTGGTCTGCCGGACAGCAGTATCCTCACTCTGGTAGAGAGTTTCTGTTCTGACGAAAAAGTCAGACCACTCACTGATACCGTGCGGGCTAAAACACCTGTTCAGGTGGATTACACCATTGAAGCCAGGATTACGATCTATCGTGATCAGGATGCAAGGTTGGTAAAGGACAACGCTAACAGCGCCATACAGAACTGGGTGGCATCCCGTACCGCCACGCTGGGGCGCGATATTGTTCCCAGCCAGATTATCAGCGTGTTGTCCGTTTCCGGGGTGTACCAGGTCGAACTGGTGACACCGGCACTGAGGGTGGTGGCAGAAAACGAATGGGCAAACTGTACAGCGATCACTCTTAACATGACCGGGGTGTCCGATGGCTGAGGTGCTACAACTCCCGCCACCGCTTGAGGGTGATATCAGTCTCAGAACGCTGGGAAGACTGGCCCGACGGCTGGATAACATCGACCTGAGCGTACTGATGGTCGGTCTCGTCGATATTGTCGACAGTTCCGCGCTGCCATGGCTTGGCGAGCAGTTCTCGCTGTTCGGCGATGGCTGGGAACTGGCGGAATCGGACGATGTACGCCGCATGCTTATCAAATCCGCTATTGAGCTACACCGCTATAAAGGAACACCGTGGTCAATCCGGGAAATTATCCGCCGTTTTGGCTTCGGCGAAGTGGATCTGATTGAAGGTACGGGGCAGATTGGCTATGACGGCAGACACACGTACAACGGGCTTTTCGTCCATGGTGATGCACAAGCCTGGGCAGTCTATCGCGTCATCCTTCAACAACCCATCACTAACGATCAGGCGGCGCTGTTACGTCAGACGCTTGCTGCCTTTGCTCCGGCTCGCTGTCATCTGGCAAGTCTGGAATATCAGTCTGTCGCCATTCGATACAACAGTACTACCCGTTATGACGGTAGTTACAACCACGGGAGCAGTTAATTATGGCAAATCTACCCGAAACCCCGCAGTGGGAAGACGGCATCTACCAGATTGAGGTCTCTGACCCCGTTCTGGGCGGACCTGACGGAATTTCTAACCGCCAGGCTAAACAACTGGCCAGCCGAACGTCATACCTCAAACAGAAGGTCGAAAAAAGCGGAACAGACCTGGCTGCACATATCGCGGCAGTTGACCCGCATACCCAGTACGCGACGAAAGCCAGTCCGACATTCACCGGCACACCAACAGCACCTACACCTGCAAATGGTGATAACAGCAAAAAGCTGGCGACGACGGAGTTTGTGTCCAAAGCACTTGCGGCACTTGCAGGCAGCGCCCCTGAGACACTGGATACGCTTAAAGAGCTGGCTGACGCTCTCGGTAATGATCCAAACTTTGCGACTACGGTACTGAACAAGCTGGCGGAAAAGCTGGCTAAAGACCAGAACGGCGCAGATATTCCTGAGCCTGCGCTGTTTGTCAAAAACCTTGGTTTGGGAGAAGGCTCTGCACTGCCCGTTGGTGTGCCCGTTCCGTGGCCCTTAGCAACACCACCAACGGGCTGGCTGAAATGTAACGGTGCAGCATTTTCTTCTGAAATGTACCCCAAACTGGCAAAAGCCTACCCCGCGAATAAATTACCGGATTTACGCGGAGAATTTATCCGTGGCTGGGATGATGGGCGAGGAATTGATGCGGCACGCGCTTTATTGAGCATTCAAAACGGGATGTTGGAAAAACACCGCCATATTGTTGTAGCTAACGATGGATATGACACAAAAGATGAATGGGAGTTGGCTACGATTTTCAAAAAAACATATACACAAGGCAGGGGGCTTGATGCCACAAATACAGGAGGGAGTTTGACTCCATCACCAACGCTTCATTCACGAGGAAGTATTGGTAACACAGGTGGTAGTGAAACCCGCCCCCGCAATATTGCATTTAACTATATCGTGAGGGCGGCTTAGTTATATTCAACTGGCTGCTGCCAGAGGCATTTCCGGCCAGTTGATATCCGGTGCAGTGCTGATGTCAGTCGCATTAAGCACATCTATGAAATCAAGCACGGCGTTTAGTTTTTCCGTCTCCTGGGGCGTCAATCGGCGTCCGGCTCGTAGTTTGAGATTTATAAGCTCAACAGATGCCATTGCCTGTTCCTCAAGTTGCTGACGATGCGCTCCGGCAGCTTCCAGTTCTGCTGCGTGCTGTCGTCCCGCATCTGTCACCCAGGTCTCACCATCCCAGACATCATAGATAGTAGCTGGCTGTTTCACCGTCGTATCAGGAGGGTAATCTCCCGGTCGTGTGATTTGCACAGCGTTACCATTCTCTGTGCTGTAAACCGTTTCTCCTCTGTGGTCTGGAACATATTTCCAGATGTTCTGGTCGGTATCACGACAGACAGCGAAGCCGGGGCGTTTTTCTGGTGGCGCGTCAATGCATGAGTGAGCCGGAATTCCAACACCATAAGCGAGATACTCAACAGTGGCAGAGAGATATTCACGGTTTTCAGCATCGTAGTTATAAACGGTAATATCGCCTGCAGTTATAGCGATACCATTCTGATCAAGTACTGCAGCAGCATTATTCATTAAGTAGCCCTTACAATATAGTTAAACGCAATATTACGGGGGCGGTTTTCCGTTCCTGTATTCCCTCCGTTGGCACCTAATCTATAAACACCACGAGTGCCAATAGCACGTAGTGAAGATGGAACTTTTACACCTGACTCATCTGTTTTAACAATCCCGCCATCACCGTATGTAGCCAGTATACCAGGGTTTGTTCCTGCACGGGTGCTATTTGCGGCAAGCCCTTCACCAGTCCATAACTCCATATAGTGAATATGATCTATAACCGAATGTGATTGTGCATTAAGCAAGGAACGCCCTGAATCAATTCCCCGCCCGTCATCCCAGCCACGAATAAACTCACCCCGTAAATCCGGTAATTTATTCGCGGGGTAGGCTTTTGCCAGTTTGGGGTACATTTCAGAAGAAAATGCTGCGCCGTTACATTTCAGCCACCCTGCTGGCGGTGTGGCTGAGGGCCACGGAACGGGCACACCAACGGGCAGTGCAGAGCCTTCCCCCAAACCAACGTTTCTATGCTGCTCTCACAATGTAGTTAAAGGCGATGTTGCGTGGACGAGTTACATTAAAAAAGGACCCACTTAAAGCAGCTTTGGCACGACCAGTGACGTTACCCAGAATTGCATACCATAAATAATCACTCCGGTAATTCGTTGAAAATGTTTTATCGCCACCGTAATCAATACTATTTCCGTTACTCATATATGAAATATCAACTGCGGCATCATTGTCATCTCTACCACCAACCAAAGTACCTTTCTGCCACCCAAGCAACTGGCGACCAGGATCAATCCCGCGCCCGTCATCCCAGCCACGAATAAACTCACCCCGTAAATCCGGTAATTTATTCGCGGGGTAAGCCTTTGCCAGTTTGGGGTACATTTCAGAAGAAAATGCTGCTCCGTTACATTTCAGCCACCCTGCTGGCGGTGTGGCTGAGGGCCACGGAACAGGCACACCAACGGGCAGTGCAGAGCCTTCCCCCAAACCAACGTTTTCATACGGCTCTTACGATGTAATTAAATGCAATGTTACGGGGACGGGTTTCTGAACCACCAGGTGCACTGGTTTCTATAGTGCCTAAATTTATTCTCGAACCGTTTGTATCCGCCCCGACAATGTACGGTCCACCAGTTCCATCTGGTCCATTTGCACCCCATATTTCACGGAAGTAATGACTGTGCGATTTAAACATATCGCCCTGTAACGAAAGTAGAGTGCGTCCTGAATCAATTCCCCGCCCGTCATCCCAGCCGCGAATAAACTCACCCCGTAAATCCGGTAATTTATTTGTAGGATAAGCCTTTGCCAGATTGGGGTACATTTCAGAAGAAAATGCTGCGCCGTTACATTTCAGCCACCCTGCTGGCGGTGTGGCTGAGGGCCACGGAACGGGCACACCAACGGGCAGCGCTGAGCCTTCCCCCAAACCAACGTTTCTATGCCGCCCTTACGATGTAATTAAACGCAATGTTACGGGGGCGGGTTTCAGTTGCGCCGACAATACTGGTACTTAGACCCGTTGCTGTTCGTTTGTTATTTTTATTCCCTTCGATAAGACAGTTGTAATCGTCATTACCAATTAACGAATTGGTGGCATCAATACCGTCCGGTGACAAGGCATTAGTTGTGGAACTTAAAGTCAGCATCTCGTCTGAACTTGGAAGATTTTTTAATGGGATTTCATTGCGTGAAATACCCGCATAAAAAAAGGACTCATGCCTGTGCGCTTCAAAAGAGTCATCCTGAAGCCTTAGCAAGGCTCGCCCCGCATCCACGCCACGTCCGTCATCCCAGCCACGGATAAATTCACCCCGTAGATCCGGTAGTTTATTTGTAGGATAAGCCTTTGCCAGATTGGGGTACATTTCAGAAGAAAATGCTGCTCCGTTACATTTCAGCCACCCTGCTGGCGGTGTGGCTGAGGGCCACGGAACAGGCACACCAACGGGCAGTGCAGA